CTTTTCGCGCAGGTCCGCTCGAACGCAGGGTTAGAAACCATGACGGTGATAGACCTCGCACAAGCGAAAGCGGACAAGACGCCGCACCTGAGCGGAACGGCGGTGTGCTTGGCATGTAAGCACGAGTGGGTGGCGGTGGCGCCAGTTGGGGTGGTATGGATGGAGTGCCCGGCCTGTTCGCTTGAGCGCGGAAGGTATCGCGGCCCGGTGCAGCTAGACCGCGACCATTGGCACTGCCACTGCGGTAATGATCTGTTCCAGGCCACGCAAGATGGGATGTACTGCCCGAACTGCGGGGAGTGGCAGCATGGTTTCTAACGCCAGCTTAAGCGGCGGCCGTAGGCCGTCCGCTTGAAGCGATAGTTAGGCATCAGTGGTGGAGGACAAGATGAGAGTACCGAACTGGCAACCGATGACGCAGGCCGACAAGGCTGGACGCTGGTATGCGCGCGACGCCGACGGCTTGGAAGCGTGGACGTGGCACGACGGCGACGCATGGACAAGGGAAGCCTGGCGCGAGACGGAAGACCGCCAAGAGTACATGAGCGAGGAGTGGTGGACGCCCGTGGAGTACTGGCCTGATGCCTAACGCTGCCGGTAAGGCGCACGGCGCGGCGCAGCCGTGACGTGTCGCCCTTGACCGGCCTGTTAGGCCCTGGCCCGAAACGAACTGACAAGGAAGGCATGACACATGGCCAAGACACTTGCGGAACGGTTGCGCAACTGCGCGCAGGGCGTGAGCTTAGGCGCCGATGGCATGGGCTGGAGCCCAGACCCGGCGCTGTTGGAAGAAGCTGCAGACAAGATTGTGAGTTTGCACGCCGAACTGCAGCACGCCCGCGACGGGCTGACGAAGGGCCGCACGCGGATGCGAGAAGACAATGAGCGGTTGCGGGCGGCGCTCCGGTGGATTGATGGAGCTACTGCCGCGACTCCTGGACTGACAGACGCAGAGCTTGGACGCGCTATGGCTGCGATTGGCAAGACGGCCCGCGATGCTCTTGGGGCCTAACGCCCGAATTCAGCCGGACCCAACGGCCAAGGAGAAAGACCGATGACAGACACCACTACCCCGCACAGCGAGCCCAGCCAGCCGTTGGGGCTCGGCTGCAATGAGCAGTTGGGCGCCTGGGTGCCAGTGGCACAGCGGTTGCCGGCCTTCAATGAGCGCTGCGACTGGCTCTACCAAGTTAGCGGGGTGAAGCGCGAGACGTGGATGTTGTGCGGCGAGTCGATGCTGACTGCATCTGTGCCAGGCAACGCTACGCACTGGCGCTTGGCGCAAGAACTGCCGCCGCAGGCATGGCTTTGCCCGCGCTGCGGCACCGACCGCACCGCGGCCCCCTGCCCGGGCGGCCACCACGGCGAGTTGACAGGCGGCTGCCCGATGGTGGGCGCGGCTCTTGGCGCCTAACGTAGAAGTAACCGGCTGACGGAGGGCGTCAGCCCGTAGGCAGTCCGGTTGACTGCCATGTTAGGCCTGCGGGCCACGAGGAAGCGCATGAAGTTGGAAGACCTGCACATTGGCGTTTCTCCGCTGACGGACACCGTTTACCTGGGGACCGTGAGCAAGCGCGACCGGGGAGCGTGGGCCAGCAAGGTGGACTGCACCAGCAAGTTCATTGGCGCACTGATGGACTGGACGCCACCTGGCACCGTGCGCCTGGTGAACGACAACTACGGCAACCGATACGAGATTGAGGTTCGAAAGCTGCCACCCGAGCAGGCCTAACGCTTGTTATGCGGACCCCGCGCCGCATAACACCATCAGCACGGCGACAGAGGACAAGGCCCGCCAGCGATGATCGTCGTGCGGAATCCGCTCTTCTCGTACGTGCATGCCACCTCGAACGGAGACAGCACCTTGCTGCCCACCAGGCGCCACCCGTAGGACTGGCACTGGGCCTGGGCTGACATGGGCATGACGATGGCAAGAATGAGGGCAGCGATTCTCATGGCGGTCTCCTGTGAGGCCGCCATGGTACGGCCATGACCAGGCTCACGCCAGAGCAGGCGCACGCGTTCGTCAGCAGCCTGCCGGAGATCAGCGGGGCCAGGACGCCGGCCAGCAAGGCGGGCGCCGCCAAGCGCACGAGGCTGGCCAGCCGCGGCATCCGCGTGCGTGCGTTCGAGCTCGACAACGAGACGATCGCCGACCTGGCCGAGTGCCGCAAGATCGCCAGCATCACCAACCGCCAGGCCATCCGCAGGGCCGTGGCCCTGCTGCGGATCGCGGTCGGCAGCGGCATGACCAGCGAGGGCGCGGCGGCCCTGGCCAAGCTCTGCCGCATGAACAAGGTCGGCCCCGACGAGATGGCCGACTTCTGCTACCGATACGTGCTGCAGGAGGCCAAGAAGCACGGCCGCATCAGGATCGATTGCCCTTGATCGCGAGCATGCGGTAGATTTGTCCCGGGGTAGTGTCTCTGCCACACGTATGCCTTTGACAGGGCGGCAGCACTCCCCAACTTCATCAAGCGCCGGCCCAGAGCCGGCGTTGTCGTTTCTGGAGGGCCCGCGGCTCGAGCGCCGGTCTCCCGCAGAGGCTGCGGTGCCCCTCCTCCTACCTGCGCATGTCCGACACCCAGAAGCCCCTCAAGCCCCTGCCGGGTCTCGTGGCCAGGGTCAGGGGTGCGTTCGCGAAGCCCGACCACAGCTCCGCCCAGAGCCAGGAGCCGCCGAGCAACGACGACATCGTGCGCCGCCACTGGCGCAGCATCCTGGCCAAGTACATGACCGGCCAGGCGATGGAGGACATCGGCAAGGCCCTCGAGCCGATCCCCGTCAGCGGGGCCGAGATCCGCCGCGTGTTCCGCGAGGATCCTGAGCTGCGCCAGCGCCTGGCCGCCGCCCGGCACGAGCTCTCGCACCACCTGTTCGAGGCTGCCGTCCGAAGCGCCGACAAGGCCGAGCGGAGCGGCGAGTACGGCACGGCGCTGAAGGGCTACCTGCGGCTCGCCGGCACGCTCAACAAGGCCGACTACGGCCAGCGCGTGAGCGTGGAGGGCAACCCAGAGGCGCCTGTCGTCGTCCAGCACCAGGGCGAGGTGAAGCACACCGTGAGCCCTGACGAGGCCTACAGGCAGCTGCTGGAGGGTGGTCGGTGACCCCGGGCCAGACGTTCGAGATCGACTGGAAGCGGCCCGACTACGCGCAGGTCTGGGAGGCCCGCATCGACCGCCTGCGCCGCATCCGCGCCGGAGAGGTCGACATGTCGGCCCTGCGCGAGTTCTACAAGATGCACCCCGTCGAGTTCATCATCGACTGGGGATGCACGTTCGACCCGCGGATGGCTGACATCGGGCTGAAGACCACGATGCCGTTCATCCTGTTCAAGAAGCAGGTCGAGTTCATCCTGTGGCTGCGAGACCTGTGGAAGGGCCGCAAGGATGGCGTCTGCGAGAAGAGCCGCGACATGGGCGCGAGCTGGCTGTGCGTCGCCTTCGCCGTGTGGATGTGGCTCTTCCATGACGGGGTGGTCGTCGGCTTCGGGTCTCGCAAGGAGACCTACGTAGACGAGCTGGGCGACCCGAAGTCGATCTTCTGGAAGATCCGCGCCTTCATCAAGCTGCTGCCTGCTGAGTTCAGGCCGGCCGGCTACAACGAGAAGGTCTACGCCACGTTCATGAAGATCGTGAACCCGGTGACGCAGTCGGCGATCATCGGCGAGGCCGGCGACAACATCGGCCGCGGCAACCGGGCGTCGATCTACTTCGTCGACGAGGGCGCCTTCCTCGAGCGGCCAGAGGCCGCAGAGGCAGCCCTCTCGAACACGACCAACTGCCAGGTCTGGCTGTCCACCGTCAACGGCACCGGCAACGTCTTCCACCGCCGACGCATGAGCGGCAAGTACCCGGTCTTCGTCTTCGACTGGCGCGACGACCCGCGCAAGGGCCCCGACTGGTATGAGGACATGAAGGCGAAGACGGAGCCGCACATCCTCGCCCAGGAGGTCGACCGCGACTACAGCGCCGCCGTGACCGACAGCTTCGTGCCGGGCGCGATCGTCACCGCCGCCATGCACCGCGGGCCGATGGACGTCTCTGACGCCGGGCCCGTGCAGGTCGGCATCGACTGCGCCCGCTTCGGCAACGACAAGAGCTGCATCGTCACGCGCAAGGGGCGCCTGGCGGCGCGCCTGGAGTCCTTCGGCAAGGTCGACGTGGTCGACGTGGCCGGCCGCGCGAAGGACTACATCCTGACCAGCCCAGAGGTCGTCGAGCAGATCTCGGTCGACACGATCGGCATCGGCTCCGGCGTGGCCGACATGCTCAGGCGCGACTTCGGCGACCGGGTGGTCGACGTCAACAGCGGCCTGCGCCTGGACGACGGCCGCAACTACAACCTCCGCGCGCGCATGTGGCGCGACCTCCGCGAGTGGCTGAAGGGGCCCGTCTCGATCCCCAATGACCACGAGCTTGAGACCGACCTGACAGCGCTCCGCTACAGCTACCGCGGCGGCCTGCTGCTGATCGAGTCGAAGGAAGAGGCGAAGAAGCGCGGCATCAAGTCGCCAGACCGCGCAGACGCGCTGGCGCTGACGTTCGCCTACCCCGTCGCCGAGCCCGACAGGCCTGTCGATGAGGCCGTGAACCCGACCTGGGAAATCCTTGACGAAGTGGCGGGGTACTAGGGTGCAAGCTGACATCGAGATGATCGAGGTCGACGGCGTGCTGATGTCGCAGGCCGAGTACGACATGAAGCTCCGCGAGAAGCGCAAGGCCGTGCTCGATGACCTCATCAAGATGCGCAACCGCTGGATCGAGTACCGCCGCAACAGCGGCGTCGAGCAGCGCTGGCGCAAGGCGAACCTCCTCTACTTCGGGTTCGACCTCGACCAGTCGAAGACCGAGCTCGAGGAGACGCTCAAGAACGGCCCCAGCCGCCGCTCGCGCGCGAAGCCGAACCGCTCCCGCGTCCGCATCAACATCATCCGCCCGAAGGTCGACCAGGCAGTCGCCAGGCTCTGCGAGATCATGCTGCCGATCGAGGGCAGCAACTTCGGCCTCGACCCGACGCCGGTGGCAGACGCCGTCGCGGACCTGATCTGCAACTACAAGCCGACCATCGACCCGAGCACCGGGCAGCCGACTGGGTTCACGGCCGACGATGAGGCGCAGTCCATCAGCCAGGCGGCCGCAGAGTCGGTGGCGAAGATGGAGAAGGTCATCCAGGACCAGCAGGCCGAATGCCGCTACGACGAGCAGGTCCGCATGGGCATCGAGGACTACTGCCGCCTCGGCACGATGATCATCGAGGGCCCAGTCCCGATGGCCTGCAAGCGCGTCCGCTGGGCGCCCGGTAGCGATGGCCAGTTCCGCAAGATCATCGAGAACAAGCTGCAGCCGATCAGCCGCCGCGTCGACCTGTGGGACATCTGGTTCAGCCCCGACTGCGGCAACGATCACCAGCGCGGCGCCGGCTACTGGACCCGCCGGATGGTCTCCCGCAAGGATCTGCGGGCGCTCAAGGACCAGCCCGGCTTCAGCGCAGAGGACATCGACGCCGTCCTGCGCGAGACGCCGTCCCGCGTCGCCGGCGCCGAGGGTCGCGTGAAGCGCACGAACGTGACCGAGGACAGCTCCTACGAGCTGTTCATCTGGCACGGAGAGATCGAGCCGGAGCGCTTCCAGAGCTGCGTCTGCCTCGACGAGCAAGAGGTCGACGAGGACGGCAACCCGGTCGAGCAGAACATCGAGATGGCGCTGATCATGATCTGCAACGAGCGGATGATCGGCGCCATGCCTTCATGGCTCGAGGCCGGAGATAAGCTGCCGGTGT